CCTGATCCAATGCCCCTGCCACGGGCGCAGCGGAAATGGCAGGCGTGGCGCGAGCGAGCACCTCGAGGTTGCTCCACTTCCACAGCCAGACCGTGTAGCGCTGCCCCCGGGTGACGACGCGGAGCGCGGCGCGGCCAGCGGGCTCGATGTCGACCGCCTCGATCAGGCAGCCATCGGCATCGAGCAGGCGAACCACGTCGCCCGGCTGCAGGTTCTTCAGCGGGCTGATATCCAGGCCGCGCTCGACCATCTTCACGTCAGCGGTATCCACGGGTTGGCGGGCGACCTCCTCGGTCAGTTCGTCACGTAGCTCGTACAGGCGCCATTGCAAGCTCGTCGCCAGGCGTGGGCCGCTGTAGACCAGTTGGCCCGCCTCGTTGAGCCGCAGCACGCCGTGGCGCGCCGCCACGGCCTTGAGCAGGTTCTGGACGAGGTCGCTCATCGGCGGCGCCAGGCGCGGCCGTCAGGACAGGTGGCATGGTGCGGCACGTCGGTCGGGCTCAGGCGGCTGGCGTCCCAGTTGAACGGCTGGCGGGCCCCCGACGGGTTGACGCGCCACCAGATCAGCGCGCCGCAGCTTCGACAGTGCGTCGGCGCGGGCAGGCGGTCATCCGGGCGGTCGTCGGTCAGCGTCATCGACCTGTTCCGCCAGGCGCTCGAGCACCGCTCGCTGCTCGGCCAGCACCTCCTCGGACGCCTTTTCGAGGTGGCCGATAGCCAGTTCGGTCCGCGCTTGCGGCAGCGCTCGCAGGATCTCGTCGAGCTTCAGGTGGAGCGCTGCCGAGTCGCGGTTCTGCGTATTCTGGATCACGAAGACGAGCAAGAAGGTCAACACGGTCGTGCCCGTGTTGATCACTAACTGCCAGGTGTCGGAGAAGCCGAACAGCGGGCCGCTGAGCGCCCAGAGGACGCAGGCGACGACCGACAGGATGAAGGCCAGCGGGTGGCCCGTGGCCGCGCCCACCCCGGACGCCACCTGGGCGAACCAGCGGGTCATGCCACCGGGCCGTGGTACAGGCCGTCACAGTCGAGGCAGCCCGCCAGGCAGAGTTCAATCAGCGGCCTCCCGGAAGATGTGGTCGAAGAGCGCGCTGCGCTCGGCGGTGGAGAGGTCTTGGGTGCGGGTTCGCCAGGCCAGCGGCGCGCTGGCGGGTGCCGCGAGGGCTTGCTCGAGGTCGGCCGTTTGGTGCTCACCCACCTTGAGTCTACGAATTGCTTCGACCAGCGCGGCGTGCAGGCCCAGGCACTCGCGCTCGGTGCGCGCCTCGCTGGTCTGCAGGCGGCCGATCAGGCGCGCCATGTCGCGGCGCTGCAGGCGCAGGGCGAAGTCGTCAGTCATCGAGCGGCGGCCCAGTCATCTTTGAACGCGTCGATGCGGTCGATCCAGGCACAGGCCATCGCGGCCACCTGCACCAGTTCCTTGCGCAGCGCCAGGCGGGCATCGACGTAGACCGTGTCGTAGGTCAGTTCATGCGCCACCTCGCCCACTTCCTCCATCAGGATCGGCAGCCACTCGCGGTCGGTCCAGGCGGCGGCCTCGCGACTGTGGCCCTTGGCGCCGTGCTTGGCATGAGCGCGCTCGCGCTCCTTGTGGACGTCGTCGTAGACCATCGACACGTTCAGCGTGCGCGGCGTTGGCATGCCCATCATCGTGCGCATGATACGCGCCAAGCCCGTTCGGACGTCAACAATCCGGGTGACTCAGGCAGCGGGTGGCCGACCGCCGAGTTCGACGAACCACTGCAGGCTGTTGAGGCACGGCTGGCAGAGCGTGAGCAGCTTGTGGTCCGGGCCGTAGCCCCAGCCCTCGCGAGGCTGCCACCAGGCCTCGATGTCGCGCCGCAGCGACTCCCGCCCGCCGCAGGAGAAGCACGCCCCGGGATCGGGCTCAGGCATCCTGGCCCGGCAGCGGCTCCCGCCGGTCGGTCCACCACTTCGCCCGCGCCTCGGCCAGGCGGGCCGGGAACGGCTCGGGCTCGAGCGGCGCGGGCTCGGCTTGCTGGCTGATCACCAGCGCCCGCAGGCGGCGGATCTCCACGTCGCGCATGCCCAGGCGGTCGACCAGGCCGCGTATCTGCGAGGTGGCGTAGCCCACCTCGGTCTCCAGGCGAGCGATTCGGGCGCGCAGGACACAGTGCCCGGTGCAGTACGCCGCGCCGCTGCCGGGTGGGTTGCACTGGCACTCAGCCACGCGCCGCCTCGTGCTCGAGCGGCCCGCCGTGCGTCGGGCAGCGCCAGGCCAGGGTCAGGTGGCCGTTCACCTCGCGCTCGACGCGGCCGTAGGCTCGCTTGCCGCACGCGGCCGTCATCGGGACCACCGTGAAGTAGCCGCGCTTGGTGACGATCTGCTCACAGGCGCCGCGCTCGCTCATCGCTGCCGGGTGCGCAGGAACCGGGCGGCGCAGACCCACAGCATGACGAACGGGCCGACGGTCAGCATCATCGCCCAGTCCAGGCCCGTCGGCGGCGGCGCGTCGTCGTTGGCGTACATGCCGCCCAGCAGGCCAAAGCCCATGCCCCAGTAGAGCGCCAGCGCGACCAGCCAGGCGGGCTCGAGGCTCACCGCTTGCGCTTGCTGGCGCTGGCGCGATGGCGCTTGCCGTGGGCCAGGCTGTTACTGATCGCCGCCGCTCGCGACTTCGATAGGCCCTGCTTGCGCAGGCCCTCGTAGACCTTCGGCCACAGGATCGACGCGTACTTCTTGCCCGGCATCGCTCGCCTCCTGTTCCGATTCTGGGCGCATAAATGAGGCCAGCCAGAGCGTCTGGTTGGCTAGCTGGAGCGCCGCATTGAAGCACGGTGCGCACAGCGCCGCCGGGAGGACGCCGTAGGCCTGCACCAGCGCGGCCTGGGCGGCCACTGGGAGGTCCAACAGGCGCCGTGAGGCCACCACGGCGGCCTGCGAGACCTCGTGCTCGGGCGAGGCCGTGCAGGCCGTCACAGGCCGACCAGCGCCGACGCATCGAAGCCCTCGGCTTCCATCGCCTGCAGCCGCTCGAACAGGACCAGCCGCAGCCGCGTGCCCTGGTCGCAGTAGCGCAGCCGCGTCTTGCCCTCGGTGTCCTCGCGCTGGCGACACTGGGCGCACTCGCCCAGGTGCGTCTGCCACCACTCGAGCGCCGTCCGCAGGCGGACCGTCAGGCGCGACCGCAGGCGCGAGCAGGTGACGCACTGGCGGGTGCCCGTCTTGATGTGGCGGCGGACGTTCGGGTTGGGCTGGCCATCGATGGTCGGGCGGATGTCATGGCCGCGCACGCACCACAGCTTGTCAGACTGCCAGTGGCTGCCATCGGCACGCTTGCCAGAAGGGTTGGCGGTCACGGTCACAGGTTCGGGGCTCCAGTCTCGGCCTCGGCCCAGGGCGCGGCCAGGGCCAGGCGCTGCTGCTCGAGGCGGTAGTTCGACGTCTCGTCCACGCGGGCCTCGGGCAAGTCCAAGACCTCCTGCTGCAGGCGCTCGATGATCAGGTCGCAGTAGCCGCTCGAGATCTCGATACCGATGGCCTCCAGGCCCAGCCGCTTGCACGCCAGGAGCGTCGTCCCGGAGCCCGCGAACGGGTCGAAGACGCGCCAGCCCGGCGCGGTCACGTTGCCGATCAGCTTCAGCCAGAACGGCAGGTACTTGGGACACGGGTGGCGCTTGGCGGGCTCGCCGCCGTACCACTTGCGGCCCTGGACCTCGGCCTGCTGGCCGATAGGCATCACCCAGGCGTCGTGGCCGAGTCGCCGGGGCAGCTTGCCGTAGAGCAGGATGGCCTCCCAGGCGTTGAAGCCGCCGAGACGGCTGGGGCTGGTCTGATTCGGCTTGACCCACGGCAGGATCGCCGTCGGCCACTCGATGTACGCGCACCAGAGTTCCATGTTGACCTGGCCCGGCGTCAGCAGCAGCGGCCGGGGGACCAGTTGAAACCAGTCGTTGGACCAGTTCGCGTAGGCGTCCGGGCTGCGGTTGTCGTCGACGGCGCCGCCGTAGTCCATGCCGACGTTGTAGGGCGGGTCGGTGATCGTGATCAGCTTGTCCGCCCAGCCGGGCTGCGCGAGCAGGGCGCGGGTGACCTCGAACAGGTCGCCGCAATACAGCGTGATGCCGCCGTCCTGATAGTAGGGCTCGGGGGTCATCGGCTCAACTCTAGCGTCGCCAGGCGCATCCGGGCGCGGGTGGCCTGACGGCTCGCCTCGGCGTCGCACCAGACTTGCTGGTCGCTGACCCACGCCTTGCGCCTGCCGCTGGCGTCGATGGTGTAGCCGCGCTTCAGGTCGGTCGACGTGGGGTGGCCCTTGACGTGGCGAAGCTCGAGATCGCCCAGGCGGCGCAGGCTGGTCACCATCCGCCGATACCACTGCCACGGCAGGTTCCTCGGCACGATCACCTGGCTGTCGGGCAGGCCCAGGTGGCCGCGCAGGTAGGCCAGCCGGGTGAGGACGTTCTGGCTGTCGGTCACCAGCGCGCCCGTCCAGCCGTCAGTCATCGCTTCCAGCGCCAGCATAGCGGCGCACCACTCCATCTGGTTGTTCGAGATCGTCTGCCCCGGGTCGGCCAGCAGGTAGCCGCCATCCTCGATGATCCGCCAGCCCGTCTGGTCGGTCGCGCACCACGCCCAGGTGCCGCCCAGGCTCGAGGGATTGTGCAGGACCACCCCGCCGTCGCAGTAGATCGTCTTCGGCACTCTCGTACCACCGGGCGAAAGCGAGAAAGTGGACGATGTGCTTGCACGCGTCATGGTCACGGCAGCGGTAGGCGAACTGCGGGCAGGAGCAGAAGGGCGGGTTGAGGCTCAGGTCGACGTACCAGATGGCGTGCGGCGCCTGGCCCTCGATAGCGTAGCGGCGCCCGCCCAGCAGCCACGTCCGCCGCGTGCCGAACATCTCGGCCGCTCGCGCAATCAGTGCCTGGTCCACGGCTCACAAGCGCCGCCCGTCGAAGCGGCGCATGGCCTCCATGATGCTGACCTGATCGGGCACGCTGCCGCTCCACTCGCCTGAGGTGGCCAGCGCCGCCACGCGGACGAAGGCCCAGTAGGCCAGCCAGCGCGGCAGGTGCCAGGCCAGCCACATCGCCAGGCGCTCACGCCGCTGCAGCCAGACGCCACGCTGGGCGTAGATGACCCGCTGGGCGAGCATCGGCGTCACTGGTCCGCCTGCGGCGCCGCGTCGCGAGCGGCCTCGAGGTGGCTCAGGCGCGCCTCCAGCACGTCGAGCCGCTGCTCGGTCGCGGTGACGCGCTCGAAGAGGTCGCTGACATGCTGCGGGCCGTACCAGCGCCCGTTCGGCTCGGGCCGCGCCTGCTCAGCCATCGTCGTTCAGGCGCTCGAGCGCCTTGTCGACACTCTCGGCGCGGCCCAGCGCGTCGGCCAGGCGGGCGGCCCAGCGGGTGCAGGCGGCGTCGTGCTCGAGCTTCTGCGCGGCGTACTCCTGCGACTCGAGCGGCTCCTGGGTGTGCTTGTGCAGGACGTTGGCCATCCGCGCCGCCAGGTAGTGCAGCGCCCAGCCCCGGCCTGCGGTCGCCAGCGTCACGTCGGGCTGCGAGCGCAGGGCGTCGACGATCAACGCCCGCTCGCACAGCGCGGTGTACTCGGCCACGATGGCCACGTGGATCGCCGCCTGGGCTTGCGTCAGGTCGGGGCGGTCCTCGGTCTCCTGGCTGGCCTCGACGACCTTGCGGAAGAAGTCCTCGAGGCTCATGCCGTGCTCGTCGCTCTCGCTCACCGAATGCCTCCCTGGCTTGGCGCGTAGTGTCGCCTGTCAGCGGGTCTGGTGTCCAGAACTACCACCTTAGCGATCTACGACGTACACGGTCGAGCGCGGCTGCTTGATCGGCAGGTCGGTGCGGTCGGCCAGCTTCATGTACGGCAGGATCAGCCGACGGACCGTGCCCGTGCGGCCGACGCCCGTGTGATAGCGCTGCCAGTAGCCGCCCGTGGCCATGCCGACCATCCAGCGGTGGCGGTACTCCCGGTCGGTCGGCGCCTCGTCGGGCTCGTCGGCGCGCAGGTACTCCTTGCGGCGTAGCTCGATGACCTGCACGTCGGGCACCACGCGGCCCTCGCGCTCGGCCCGCTTGCGGGTGGCGCGGTCGGCGGGCTGGCGCTTGCGCGTTGTCAGCAGCGGCTGGTTGATGAAGTCGAGCGCGGCGGCGATGTAGCGGACCTGCAATTCGGACCGCGCCGACATGACGGCCTCATGCTCGTCGAAGAACGCCACGCCCTCCTGCAGCGAGGAATTGGCCCGCGTCCGCCGCAGCGTCTGGATGATGTCGCCCATGGTCGTCGCCGGGTCGGTGATGTTCATCAGCCCGGGCTCGCCCTGCGGCCGCCAGGTGGTGCTCAGGATGGTCGCCAGGAAGATGCCATCCTCGATCACCTGCCAGACCAGGCCGACCATGTCCATGCGGTAGTCGAGCGGCACGTCGGCGCTGCGGCGGCCATTGGCGATGGCGGCCTCGATCACCTCGCGGCGCGGCTGCGGCAGCTTCAGCGGGCGGCCGAACAGGATGTAGCCCGAGACCGCCGGGAGCACCTCCGGGTTCAACTCCCAGTCGGGCATCGAGGGCGCCGCCGCCTCGAGCACGCTGCACAGGTCGTTGTCCCACCAGAACGGCGCGGCGGTCTCGAGCGCCAGGGACATCTGCTTCAGCGCGGGCGAATACTGCTCGAGGCCGCCTTTGTAGAGGTGCTGCACGGCGCCGTTGGGGCCGATGCCGGGCGGCACCTGGGCGATCTTCTGGACGTGCCGCAGCATCTCGGCCTGAGCTTCGATGGCATAGCTGTACATGCCGCTGATATTAGCGTCAAGCTATCTGGCCAGTCAACAATCATGGTGTCAGAGCGCGAGCACCTGCGGCAGGCTCATGTCAGGTGCCACACTGACCTCGGTCCAGCCCAGCGGCCACTCATGGTTGACCAGGCGCAGGAAGACCATGTCCGGGTCGCCGTGCCGCCCGATGAAGTGGCGCGGGCGCAGGACGACCACCTCCTGGCCCGCTCGCGCCAGCCGTTGCGCGGTCACCGCCTGCGGCTCGGTCAGCTTGCCGCGCTCGCTCTTCAGTTCGATCCACAGCAGGTGGTCGTCGGGCGTTGACGGCACGCAGGTCCAGTCGAGCACGCCCCAGGCGGCGGCGGGCGGCACCGTCTCGAGGATGCCCGCGTGGTCGCTGCCCCAGCGCGCTCGGTCGCCCTGCTTGCGGACGTGCCAGGCGATCCACGCGCCCAGCCGCAGGCGCTCCTTCAGCCGTGGCTGCAGATCAGCCACCTCCTGCCAGGTCTTCGGATTCGTCGGGTCGAGCGGCACCGCCCGCCGCTGGCGAGCGCGTGGCAGCGACAGTGGCTGGCCGCTCAGCGTCAGGTCACTCACTGGCGCGCCCGGTCAGCCTCGCGGGCCATACGGCGCTTGGCGGCCTCGTCGCGGGCCATCCGCTTCCAGTTCTGCGGCGCCTGCTGGTAGTCGATCTCGAGCCACGTGCCGTCGAACGGATCGCGCACCTCGAGCCTGCCCTTCTCGCGGCCGTAGCGCGCCTGGACCTCGTACTTGAGCCGTGGCCAGGTATCGTCCTGGGCCTGCGCCTGGGCCGCGTAGACGTGGCCCGGCTTGGGCAAGCCGTGGCGGGCCAGCTTGGCCAGCACGTCGGCCCAGACGGCGTTACGGCGTGCGGGGCGGTCATTGTCGAAGTCGGCTCGGTCGGCCTCTGGCCAGGTCGCCCGGCGACTGACCAGCAGGTCGTACAGATGCCACCAACTGATCTCGAGCGGGTCGCGGCTCGGCGTGTCCTGTAGCTCGAGGCCGATAGCGGCCATGATCACACTGGCGCCCCACAGGCAGCGCTCGGCGTAGGTCACCCGCTCGCGCCACTCGGCCTGCGTCTGCGGGCTCTCGTCGAGCAGCTTGGGCAGCGGCGCCTCGAGTTGGCGGGCGACAGAGGCGCGGACCTCCTCGATGGGCGTTACCACGGGAGGTCGGATCCAGGCGCGCCGGGCACGGGCACGGGCGTCGGCGCCTCCTGCTCGACGTCGTGCTCGGCGTCGGCTAACTGGGCCTGCAGGTCGTCGTGCAGGATCGGCCGACGGAACGGGACGACGTTGCTGGGGCCCTCGTACAGGTCGCCGTAGCGCTCGCGGGCAGCCTCCCAGGCCAGGCGGATCTCGGTCCCTCGGCCGTGCGCGGCGGCCAGGTCACGGGCCTTGAGGACCACCATCAGCGCCGTGTGATCGTCGGCCTTGGCGTCGTGGTAGTCGTCGCGGTCGAGGCCCAGGACCACGTCGGCGTCCTGCTCGAGATCGCCCGACTCGCGCAGGTCGCTCAGGTCGGGCATCTTGCTGGATCGCTTGAGCACCTCGCGGCTGACCTGCGCCGGGGCGATGACGGTGGTGTGCAGCGCCTCGGCCATGTCCTTCAGGTTGTGGCTGGCCAGGCTGACGTTCTCGTAGCGGTTCGAGCGCTGGCTGACCTGATCGCGCAGTAGCTGGACGTAGTCGACGACGATCAGCGCCAGCGGCTGGCCGATCTGATCGCTCCAGCGCTGCGCTCGACGGCGGATCTGGTCGACGGTCCGCGAGGTGGTGTCCCAGCGCAGCGGCATCTGGCGTAGCTGCTGGCCCGCCTTCTGGATCAGCGCGTACTCCGCGTCGCTGACGTTGCCGCGCCCGAGTTCGTGGCGCGGCACGCCCGTGCGCATCGTGATCGCCCGCTGCATGAGTTTCAGTTGGCTCATCTCGAGCGAGGCGTAGTAGACCGGGCCGTTGCGCCCGGCGACGTTCATCGCGATCTGCTGGGCGACGATGCTCTTGCCGACGCTGGTCCGCGCCGCCAGGTAGATCAGGTCGCCCGGCTTGAGACCCATCAGCGTCTGGTCGAGCTTGCCGAACCCCGTCCGCCAGCCCGCCAGGTACTCGCCCTTGCTGTGGTCCCAGGTCTGCCAGGCCTCGCGCTGCTCGACCAGATCGGCCAGCAGGTGGTCGGCGGCCACGCTCATGTCGACGCCGTCATCCTCGACGGCGCGCAGGCTCAGCGCGGCCAGGCGCTTCTCCATCTCGGTCTGCAGTGCCAGCGGATCCTTGTCGCCCCGCCAGGCGGCCTCGGCCAGGCCCTGTGAGAGCGCCACCAGGCGCCGCAGCATCGCATCGCGGACGACGATCCGGGCGTAGTGGACGATGTGCGCGCTCGAGGGCGTGGCCAGGCCGATGCCGCTCAGGTACAGCAGCCCACCCGCCGTCTCGTAGGCGTCGTGCTGGTGCAGGCGGTCGGCCAGGAGGTGATAGTCGACGGGCTGGTTGTCCTGCTCGAGGGCCTGCATGGCGCGCCAGATGGCCTGGTGCTGCTTGGTGTAGAAGTCCTTCGGATCGAGCAGGTCGACGATCTCGCGGATGGCGTCAGGCCGCTTGAGCACGGCGCCGAACACGGCGCACTCGGCGTCGTCGTCGTGCGGCGGCTGGGTCGTGTCCCGCCCGGTGACCATGACCTCGGTGTCGTCGAGATCGTGGCCGTGGCCGTTCGAGGTGCCGTTCGCCGTCACGAGGCCAGGCCCATCGCCTCGAGGTAGGGCCGTAGCTCGTCGGTGGTCGGGTCGTCTGGCCAGCGGTCCGGGTTCTCGTGCTTCCAGCGCGCCAGCGCGTTCTGGAGCGGCGTCGTCGGCAGGCTGTGCCGCTGCAGCTTCGGCTCATGCGGGTTGGCTGGCGCCTGGTAGGGCGCTTTGGCGCGCTCGAGGCGGACGTTCGCGGCCTCATTGCCAGCCTTCGCTGCCCGGATCTTGTAGACCTTCTCGACCGCGCCCTGGAGCCAGTTGCTGCAGTAGATCTTCCAGTGTGTGTAGTTCTTGGCCGACTTGTAGCCCAGCGCGGCCTCGATCTGCTCGTCGACGAACGTCGACCCGAGTTCGTTGTCGTACCTGGCGTGCAGCCAGGCCCGCTCCTCGTCAGTCAGCACTGGCTTCACAACAGACCTACCAGAAGAAGACTTACTAGTAGAAGTACGGGGGTTAACCCCGCGTGCGTGCGCGAGAACGGCAGCCTGCGGTTGCTGTTCGGCAACTGGGGGTTGCTGTTGCGGTTGCTGTTCGGCAACTGGGGGTTGCTGTTTGGACAGCCAGGTCAGCCGCCAGGTGGCCGCAGGTCCGCGTCCGCCGCAGCGCTCGAGCAGGCCGCGCTGCTGCGCCTGGGTCATCGTCTTGGCCATCGCCTGGTGCGTCACGCCCAGCCGCCGGGCTAGCTCGGCCTGGCTCACGAGCAGGCGGTCCCCAGCGGCCACCGTCGACATGACGGCCAGTGCCCGGAAGACGTGGTCTGGCAGGTCGCGGTCAAGCGCCATCCAGCCAGGCAGAACGACGTTCGGTGCGCCGAGTTCCCAGAAGACCGACTTGGCGCGCTCGACGACCTCGGGCTTCCACTCGGCATCGAGCCCAGCAGTTGTGCCGTCGCCGTTGACGACCACAACATCTTGTGTTTCGACGGCTGAAGTACTTGCGCTCGAGCGCTGGTGCGATAAACTAAACATCAGGCTGATGTCCTCCTAAGGCTCAGACAGGCAGGCGCTCTCCTAAGGGTCTCTCTGTTCTCCTTGGTGCGCATCGGTTCTTTCCTTTCAAAGAAGCCGTCACCTTGTCTCGCCAAGACAACAACAGGTGGCGGTCTTCTTTTTGTCTGCGGGTATGGCGAATCCGATCAGGGTAGCGCGGCCAAGGCAGGCTGACTCAACCCTCCCGGCGTCACAATCCCGACACTGGGCGATACAGCAGCGAGGCGTAGACAGGCACCCGCCGGGCGTGCGCGTTGGGCCTGGTGCTGATAATCGTGCGGTCGGTGCGGCGGATGATGTGCTGGCGGACGGCCTCGGTCCAGAGCCCGCCCATGACGTTCGGATGGGCGCCCTGGGGCAGCGGCGGCAGGACCGCCTGCAGGTCGTCGGTGGTCACCTCGGGCTGCGTCCGGGCGAGTTGGTAGAGCAGCGTCAGCGCGGCCGTGCGCCAGTTCGCGGGCGTGTTGTCCCAGGCCTGCGCCATGCCCGCCTGGCGTAGCTCGTCGCCGCTGGCCTGCCTGGGCGGCAGCTTGACCTGCGGCATCGGCTTGGTGACGGTCACCACCAGCGGCTCGGGCATCAGGTCCGGGAACATCGGCTCGGCGTTCCAGCGCTGCGTCGTGCCCAGCGGCTGATCACGCATCAGGTCTTCCTCCATCGCGACATCGGCAATCTATCCCGTCTGCGCGGCCTGCGCGCTGGCGGTGCGGAAGCACGTGGCGCACAGGACCATCGCGTGGCGGCGCAGGCCCTGGTAGCGCAGCTTGGCGACGGTCCACTTCTCGGCGGGTTTACCGTTGCGCGCCGGGACGGTCACCTCGGTCAGCGGCTGGTCGCAGTTCATACACTTGACTGGCCTGGCGCCCGCGCCGTCAGCCCGATCCTGTGCGGGAGCGTCGCCTGCGGCCGCTGGGGCGCCAGGCTCGGGCAGTGACCTGACTGGCGCCTGGGCGGGCCGCGACGCGGCTGGGCGCGCTCCTCGCGAGCCCGGCGGCCCTTGTGGCTCGTTACGCGGCGGCACGCCCGCGTGCCAGGTGGCGCTCGAGACCATCAGGTACAGGCCGACGCCCAGCATCGAGGCGCACTTCTTCAGCGCGTCGGTGGCGGCGCCCTTGTGGTCGTCGGCCAGGTTGGTCGGCGTGCCCGTGTCGCGGGCGCGCTTGATCTTCTGGCCGCCGAACTGCTGGCGCGTCACCCACTGGCCGTGGATGCTGGCCCGTAGCTCGCCCAGCACGACCACCTCGTCGGCGGTCGGGTCGACCGTCGCGCTGACGACCGCGAACTGCCACAGCCCGACGCCCAGCACCTCGTTGAGTCTGCTGGTGACCTGCTCGCCGCTCAGGAACGGGCCGAACACGCCCTGCGCCGTGTAGTAGCCCGGGAAGGGCTCGGCCAGCAGGCTGTAGAGCCCGTCATCCTCCACTGGCAGCCTCCTCCTCCTGGGCCTGCTCGCCCATCGCCTCGATGGCGTTGTCGACGAACTGCTGCGCCATCAGCCCGTGGAAGTACTGCGCGGCGGGCTCGAGGCTGGTCCAGCGCTGCTGGTGGCGGGCGACGTCGCGGTGCTCGCGCTGCATCGCCATCAGCCAGGCGTGCCACATCGCCCGGGCGCCGTCGTCGCTGTGCGCCCACGCCAGCAGGCGCTCGGCCTCATTCATCAGCCAGATCCTCCTCGCGACGGCACCTGACCTCGTCCAGCAGGCGGACCAGATCCATCGCGTCGACGGTGATCTTGGCGTCCTCTTCGGTCGCCGCGTCCTCGGCCTCGAGGAGCCAGTCCCCGAGCACCTCCGCGTCGAGCCAGTCGCCATCGGTGATGCGGCGGTCAATCGGCATCGGTGATCTCGACGCCCGCGTTGATTGCGGACAGCTTGTGCAGCAGGTCGCTGGGGTCGGCCGCCACGTCGGGTGCGGGCTCCTGCTTGGCCTCGTGCGCCTGGCCGATGCTGGCGTACCACCGCAGCCGCTGCAGTTCCGCGTCGGGCACGGCCACCAGGCCCTGCTGCGCCAGCGCCCAGGCCATCACGCGCTCGTACTCGAGCATCGCCTGGTCGGCCGCCGCCTCGACCAGATCGTTGTAGGCATGGACCTCGATCTGGATCTTGCCGCTCGACAGGTTGGTGATCTTGACGCCTGGCTGCTGGCTCGCTTGCGCGGCCCGCAGGGTCCGCTCAACGGCGCGGATGACCTTCTCCTCTTTCCCCGTCAGGGACTGATCGGCCACTTGGATATCCTCCTTTGGGTGCTGCGCCGGGTGGCGGCTGCCGTGTCACCGTGTGTGTCGTCGCCCGGCGTGGTTTGACTCAGGCGCCCGCCGCGACGGCCTGCTTGAGCGGCGGCTCGAACTTCGGGCGGCGCCCGCGTCGCTGCGTCACCTGGGCCTCGGCCTGCTGTAGCTGACGGCGCGCCTCGATCAGCGCCGGGTCGGGCTTGGGCTTGTCCTCGCGGCCGATGGCACCGCCCGGCACGCCCAGGATCCGCTCACAGCGCGCCCACAGGTCTGGCTGCGGCTGGCGGTACATCGGGTTGGTCGCGTTGAGACGCATGCGGTACAGGTAGTTGCGGCTGATCCGCAGGCGCTCCGCGAGCCAGTCGGTCTGGCGACCCTGCGCCATCAACACCTCCTCGAGGCGTTGACCAGCAGGCGACCAGTCGCTGGGTGGTTGACAGATGCGTGACCTCGGCATACCCGAATAGTAACCGATGACGTTGACAGCTTGACCAAAACATCACCGCCCGGTCGCCGTCAGGCGCAGCGCCAGCGCGGCCAGCCAGGCACGCAGCAGCCCGCCGAACAGGTTGGTCGCCACCAGCACCAGCAGGACGACGGTGGCCAGGAGCAGGCCGTACTCGATCACCGCCTGGGCATCCTGCCCGACGGCCTCGGGCCGACGCCCTCGAGGTAGACCAGTTCTTGCGCGACGAAGGCGCGCTGCGCGGGACTCATGGACGCCCACAGGCGCGCCTCGTCCTCGGTGGTGACGATGTCCCAGCCCGCGCCGCGAGCCTGGACCTGGCGATCTTCGAGCGTCGTGTCGCCTGCCGCCTGGTAGGCCCGCACTCGCCCACTGGCGCGGCTGGTGCGCAGCGGCGGCCTGAACCTCGGGCGGCGCTCGCGGTTTCCCCGGACGCAGTCGGGGTTCTGGCATTTGGGCGGGAGCATAACCCAGCCGCACTTGGGGCAGGTCATTGGATCTTCGCGTACACGCGCCTGAAGCTGTGCAGGAGGAAGAAGGCGGCGGGCCAGAAGATCAGCGCGGCCAGGACGCTCAGGCCCAGCGCCAGCGGCTTGTTGGTCTCGCTGACCAGCATCCAGATGCAGATGGGCAGGGCGATCTCGACGCCCGCGCCGACGACGGTCATGAAGATCATGCAGCCCCGCATCCAGACCGTCTCGATGCGGTCGATAGTCGACGGTGGGTCGATCACGGCGCCAGCAGATCCTTCTGCTGGCGGCCGATGGTTCGCTGAACCTCCTCGAGCGCGTCGCGGTAGCCGTCCTCATACCCGGCGGCGTAGTCCAGGCGGCTCGTCTTGGTGCCCTGGCGGCGGATCTCAGACGCCTGGTAGGCCGCTTCGATCTTGGACGGCAGGTGGGCCGGGTGGCGCGAGCGGCGGGACACCGTGCCGTTCGGTGATGGCGTGGCGGTGGCAGTCATGGTCTTTCCTCTGTGCGCAATCGGCCCCAAACACGACCGGGCTGGCTAGATCTGGCACGCGGCTTCGAGCCTGCGCCACGCGGCCAACGCATCCTCGCGGTCAATGGGTATGCCTGCGCGGATAACGCGGCGAACCTCATCTAGTTGGCCCCGCAGCCGCTCGTTCGCGACGCGGAGCACGTCGGCTTCGCGTTTCAGTGCGGCGTATCCCTCGTCCTGCTCATCCATGATTAGGCGTCGAACTGCGGCGGCTCACTCGGGATTGGTCAGCGGGCTGTAGGCGGCGTTCAGGAGCCGCTCGACCTCGCTCTGCGGAACGCGCCAGCCGATGCGGCCATGGGCGAGCTTGTATGCCGCGAGGCGCCCGGTCAGGATCCACCGCTGCACCGTCTGCGGCGTGACGCGGAGGTGGCTGGCCACCTCCGCGACGGTCCACAGGCGCTCGTCCATCGCCGCGCTGGTCACGCCGCGAGCGCCGCCTGGGCGACCTCGATCTCGTCGTCGAGCGCCTGCATGGCGTTGACCAGCGCTCGGCTGCGGACGCGGATCTGGACCTCGGACAGGCCCTGCAGATTCCAGTACGGCAGCAGGACGCCCGTCAGCAGGCGGCGCATGATCGTGCGGCAGGTGCGCACCCGCCACAGCGTGAACTTGGTCACCCGCCAGTCGACCTGGGTGAAGATGTAGCCCGCGTTGCTCGAGACCAGCGGCTCGGTCGGGCTCTCGTCGCGGATGTCGACGACGGCCTGGCCGACCTGGCCGTGGGTCAGCCCGGTCTCGACGGCCAGATCGGCGGCGGACTTCGGCTCCTCGCCGTCGTGCGGGATGGCGGGGCGCAGGCGCTGCACCCAGGCTGGTCGCATCGAGACCATCAGTTGACCCCCTTCAGGACGCTGCCCAGGAACGACTCGAGATCGGACTTGCCGTGGGTGACGAAGTTGCGGACCTTGGCCAGGCTCTCCTCGGCCCGCTCGAGCGTCTCGCGCAGCATGCGGCTGGCGCCCAGGTCGAGCCCACCCGCGTCCTCCGCAGGCACGTTGCCCAGGCGCGGCCAGATCTCCTCGACGCGGTGGGTGAAGTCGTTGACGGCCTCGGTCAGGTCGAGGAGCGCGTCGCCCTCGGCCAGGTTGCGCAGCGTCGGGTTGCTTGCGGCGCGGCGCTCGATGCCCGCGTTGCGCGCATTCCAGATGTCGACCTGCGCGGCGGCCATCTCCTGGCGGATGTGCGGATCCGTCTTGAGCGCCTCGCGGAAGGCGGCAGGCTGCGCCCGGGCGACCTCGGCCAGGACCGCTGGCAGCGCCGCCTGGACGTCGGTGCGGGTCAGGACGCCCTGCGCCAGGCGGACGGCCTCGGCGGTGGGCATCCGCTCGAGCGCCAGCGTGCCCTGTTCGATCACCCGGTCGGCGGCGAACTCGGCCGTCGGCTTGCGCCCGTCGAACTTCTGAAGCTCGCGGTAGTGGCCCGTCTTGATCGCGTGCTTCGCGCAGTGGGCGATGAAGGCGGTCATCACGGTGTGGCGGTCGTCGCGAGTGGCCAGGTCGCGGTAGCAGGTCCACGGGATCTCGGCCGTGCGTTCGGCCTGGTCATAGGCCAGCGCGACGCGGACGTAGCTGTGCAGCATGCCCGCCTCGAGGCCGATCTCGGCGGCGTATTCGCCCACCCGCGACGTCGTCAGGCCATGCGGCCCGATGGCGCGAGCGTAGGTGATCGCCAGGTCGCCCAGCCGCCACTGGCGGTTGTCGACCTCCTTGACCACCTGGCGGCCCTCAGCAATGAGAGCGCGGTCGTCGATCATCTGGTTCCTTCCTTCCACCACGCCAAAGAGCGGCGTGGCTCCCGAAAGAGTACACGCCGCTCTGCCTTGGTTTCAAGCCTTATGTAGTGCTGTGCGGTCTTATGCGATGTTGTGCGACTCCTCGAGGCCCTATGCGGCCTGCTCGTGCAGAACCGCGTCGTGCATGATCCGCTTGATGCTGTTGTTCGCCTGCGAGCACTCGACGGCGGTCATGGCGCGGCAGGCGGCCGCCGCCCAGGTGCGGATCTGCTCGCCCTGCTCGAGGTCGATCTCGAGGCCGCTCGACCACCGCCCGGTCCACTGCAGGCTCGGGCGTCGGCCAGGCTGGCGAGCGACCACCAGCGCTGGCAGCCACGGCAGGCTCAGCGGCGCGAGCGCCTCGCGGAACAGCCGCTCGAGGGCTGGGCCGACGCTCATGACAGGCACCCCGGTCGACCGCGTGATCTCGCCGTAGGTGACCGTCCAGTCTGGCCTGAGGCGGTTCTCGTTGATCCGCCGCAGGATGTCCTGGCCCACATGGACCGCCTGCAGGGCACTGGCGCTCATGGCGCGTCGGCCTGCTCGAGCAGGCAGTCCTCGCACTCCCACCCCTTGCCCTCGACTCGCACGCCGTCCTTGACGACGATGGTGCCGTCGGCCTGGCGGACGTTCACGTGGCGGTAGCACAGCGGGCGCGGCTGGCGGTCGTGCTCGGGCACGGTCGTGTAGACCAGTACGTCAGCGCTCAGCATTAGTTCTCCTCCTGGGCATGCCTGGCCCACCACGTCTGGACGTGCCCGACGTGCCAGTGCGTTTCCTGCTCGGTCACCCGGCAGCGGTAGATCTTCAGGCCATCGCCTCGGCCGTCGAGCCAGATCTTGACCATCGCGGCCTCGGCTCGCTCCGGGCTGGCGTAGCGCACCTTGCGGCTGCAGGACAGCCACTGCGCGGCGGGGTCCATGCGGTCGGCCACGTCAACACCTCTCCGCGATGGCGCCCGGGCCGCCGTGAGGCGGGCCGGGTTGACCATCTGGCTCATCAGTTGGGCGCCGCGAGCAGCGCGCCTAGCTCGTGCTTCGGCAGCGCCAGCAGGTTGCCGCCGACGGCCTGCAGGTCGACGCTGCGGTCGTAGCTGGGCACGTCCTGCGCGGCTCGCGTGATCGAGTTGACCAGGCCCCACAGGCTCAGGTCGCCGCCCTCGAAGAAGTGGCCCTCGACGGCCGCTCGCTCGTCCTGCGTCAGGCGGAAGCGCTCGGTGACGTTGGCCACCGTGGCCACCACCTGGCTGCCCTTGATCGTCTGGCCCGCCGCGTCCTGCGCCCGGGCCGCGATCTTCTGCAGGAACTCATCGCTCATCGCCTGCATCATCAGATCGCGCATCTCGAGGATGGTCGTCTCGTTGCGGGCGCGCTGCGTGTCGTTCTGCCAGATGACGCCCGCGTCGCCGCTCGCCTTGCCGCCGACGTGAAACTTGCGCTGGGCGTACTCGGTGATGACCATGCCGTTGCTGCAGACCTGGCGGAAGACCAGCGGCTGGACGCTGAACGAGCCCAGGCCGACCTCGCTGTTGCTGATCACGACGCCGCGCTGCAGGACGTCGTCGATCTTCTGGTGGGTGCCTGCCTTGATGATGGCGGGCTTCGAGGTGTCGACCAGTTGCAGGTACATCTTCTGGTCGGTGACCTGCAGGCTCGACTGGTCCCAGTTGACCGCAGGCAGTTGCTGGATCACGGGCAGCAGGCGGGTCAGGATCTCGAGGTTGTCCATCTGGCGATAGCGGTCGGACAGGAAGCCGCGAGCCTCGCCGTAGAGCGTCCGCACCAGGCGGGTGTCCTCGCGCCGCGAGCGCAGCAGGCCGTTGACCAGCGTGTCGTACAGCGGCTGCGTCGGGTCGCTCGGGTCGGACAGGCCCTCGGGATCCGCCTGCAGCGTGTCGTAGAAGGCCTTCGGGATGCCCAGGTAGCCCGCCATCTGGCTGTGCGCCGTGGCCAGCATGCTCAGCGGCTCGAGCGGCTCGCCTGCGGCGTCCTCGACGTCGCGCAGCACCAGGCGGGTGCCATGCGTGTCGGAGCGCACGTCGAGCAGGCGGACGGGCGCCAGGTAGTCGGCCTTGTTGGCGTCGCGCACTTGGACCTCCTGCGCGAACTCGGTGAGCGATAGACCCTGTTTCATGGTTCGGTTCCTTCCTTTGCGGCGATTGGCCGCCCCAGCGGGCGGCTGGCAAGAGTGTAGCTTGGCGCGTGCTCAGGCGTCAACCAATTCGGTGACGCATGCGGCCTGGAGAGGGTGGGGCTCGAGGAGCATGGCGCGAGCCCGGGCGACGTCGGCGTCGGTCAGGCCCGCCGTGGCCGTGGTCTGGACCAGGCTCGGCAGCAGCGCGCCCATGCGGTTGTGGTCGTCGAGGATGACGAAGCTCTCGACCCGGTCGCCCAGGTAGCGCAGCACCGCGTCGATCTCGAGGCCGCGCTCACGGGCGTCCCAGGCCTCGGTCTCGCCCAGCCACGGCGTGCGGCCGATCAGCCGCCCGGTGAACCCCGCGTCGGCCAGGTCGCGCCGCAGGGCGGCGACGCCGATCCAGCGCCACCAGCTTGAGACGACGACGACCGCGCCCGTCTCGCGAGCCAGGCGGTCGAGGCGCTCGACCTGCGCGGGCGCCAGTTCGTAGGCGCCGACCGCGTGCTGGTTCAGGACGCCGTCGAAGTCGGTGAAGATCAGCCGCAGCTTGCCCTCGGTCGGCTCGAGCGCGGGCACCGCGTCGAAACTGCGCGGACGCGGCACGTAGGGCGTGCTGGGCGGCAGCAGGCGCCACAGCGGC